CTGGGGAACCACTAAAGCTAGCTTTGAAAAGACCAGAGGTGCAGGAGGTCAGCTTCGAGCACTGCGTAGCTTCTTAGGGAACGAAAACCTTCGACTCCTTAGTAAGCTAAGCCCGCAGGAGGTAATAGTCAAAACCCCGACTTTCCTCAGCAAGATGACTAACAACTGTCTTAAGATGCTTAAGATATATCATCCCCCAGACGAGCTTAAAAACTGCCCTCTGGGGACGATAGGAGAAGATGGACACCGAATCTCAGTCTGTGACTGTAGACATCCGTTCCTCTATCGGTTCGTAGTATTAGACGGCATGGCAGGGAAAGCTAGAGTAGCATCTCTGTATCAAGCGCCTCTACAATATTGCGCGACAATAGTTCAGAAGATGGCTACTCAGGCTATAAAGCACTCAATCATGGCTGAAAGCTTTGAGCAGTATCCCGACTTCGTGACTCCTATCGCGGATCTAATAAAGAGACCCGCAAACGAAAAGAAATACTTCTTTCATTCTGGGGATCTCACCAATTGCACAAATAGATTCCTATACCAGACTTCAAGAATTTTAGCAAGACGTCTGCTTCTCCCATTTATGGAGGAGGTCGATGAGAACTTTATGTATATCATAGATCTTGCTCTCGGACCAGCCCGAGTAATAGACGAGGGAGGTGAATTTGATGAAATAAGAAAGATGAAAAGATGTCCTTATCGAATAATTATGGGAAATGCTCACAAAGAGCCTTATATAATAACGATCTCAGGACAGCATCTCTCATCTCCTCTATCTTTTCCTATAATGCCCGCTATGCATATGGCAGCTTTTCAGGAAGTTAATCCTCTCATAGAAGCAGATAGAACAGTAGGAGTTGTAAGAGAACTTAGGCAGCTCAAGGCGCACCTAGCTCAACTTGTTCCTGGTGGATTCTACCCCTATTTCTTCGGAGCGAATGACAATGGAGATCTTGTTTCTAAAAACCCTAAAAAAATGAGGTTTGTTCTACAGGCAATGTTCATATTTGAGCACCTCCTTCAGGTCTCGGAGATACAATACACAAAGTGTAGAGTAACTTCAGTGTATGATTACCCAGAATGCTTCTACAATTTCGTAGAGTCATGGGAACCTTTCAAATTAGTGAAGGAGAATGACTTATACGGGGAGTACAAGACTAACATGTTCAAGCTTGAAAAGAACAAGAAACTAATCCCTACATGGAAACCACCGAGTGAGTGGGTAGAAGATGAGATGAGATTAGGAAGTATAATGATAATAATATCTGTAATAAGAAAATCTGCGGAGAACATAAACTATTGCTCTGACCAGGGAATACTTTCAAAAGTAAAACCCGGTATCTATGAGTCAATGCTCTACCGGAGAGAAATTTTTGATGACAAGAATCCAACGCGAAGCGTAAGGAATCGTGACATGTATCTTTGGACATTCGGAGACGATCATCTAAACGTGTCATCTCGAATGGATAAGATCGAAAAATATAAAGAAACTCTCGTGAAAAGCTTTAATATGGAATATAACCCAAAAGCCGATTATATCAGCGACTCAGGGGCCGTGATAGCAGAGAGATTCATTCAAATAGATCAGAAAAATAAAGAGGTCTGGCAGATTGTTGCAATTAAGCAGAAACAAATCTGTGACCCAGAACTCTCTGAGACTAAATGGTTAGAGAAGATCATCACTCTTGAGCCTTTCTTTAGGGGAGAATTCCAAAAGAATTTAAAACATCCTGAGGAAAAGTATCTAGCTCTAAATCAGAGTCATAGAATCCTCTATCAACTGAACAAACCCTTCTTTGAGGAGTGGGTCAGAAAATCTCTGAACCCTACACTTCCTCGTCATCTAGGAGGACTAGGGTTCAGGGGACATAATATAGTCTCTAACGAGCTAACAGAGAAGCATCTCACGAATCTCTCATTCCTATGGAGATTCAATAAAGCGATGTTTTTTCTCTATAGAAAATTCATTACAAAGAGGAGAACCCCTACCAGTGCTACTATTATCAAAAATCATCATGTGTTCCTTTCTTACTACCCAGGAGAAATCCTAGTGTCGAGAAAGCGAGTAAAGGATATTTGCAACAAGTGGCTAACTTATGTAGAGGCGTTATCTATAACCGTTAAGAAGAAGAAACGATCCCTTAGAGAGATCATAACTGACGTTAACGACTTAGTGAATACAGTTTATTTAGATGTAAATCTATTCTGGAACAGAATCTCTCTGAGTAGTAAGTCCGGAGTATATGAGTACAAAGTCTCATCACCGAGCAACTCAATCAGATCCTACCAAAGGGAGGACGAGAAGTTCTACACGTTCGATTATGAGAGAGAAATAGTCTACTTGAAGGAAAAGATACATAAATATAAGGATCTCATGGAGAGACCCCTAGATATTTTCCCTGTATACTATATCTGTCCAGATAAATATATGAAGTTCCACGAACTTAGCGACTGGTCGCCACTAAGCGAAATACCGACCAAGTTTGAGGATCCAAGATTCTACGGAGTAAACGTAGAGGGACTCAGTTTTATAGAGTCTCTAGAAGCGCTATCTGATGAACAGAAAGTCGCTATTGATAAACAAAGAGTTAAGATTAGTAATCTAGACTTCTCCATTCCTTTTAATAGGAGTAGAGTAGCCCATGAGAACTTAAAATCTCTACTAGATTTAGAGGCATATTCGTATGCTACACCCAACTGAAAAGTTGTAAAACTAGCGAAATTTTGGG